CCGATCGGGCGCGAGGAAGATCCTCGGAGCTCACCGCGCGACGCGTCGAGGGGGGGCTCGGCGTCGCGTGCCGCATCGGATCGAAGAGATCCGGGTTGTAGCGGGGCTGCGCGGGCGGGGCTTCGTCCGGCACCTCGATCTCGTGCCCTGCGATCTTCGTCGTGCTCATGGGGTCTCTCCGAATAGCGGGGCCGGGAGTCGCACCCGGTCTCGAGGCCAGTGGTTCCTCGCGCGTCCTACGCGCACCCCGCGACGTGCGCGGCGCGCCGCCCTCTCGAGCGGCGCGCCATGCGATCACGACGCGACGACCGTCGTGTCCTTCACGCCGCTTCCGAAGTGGCGATTGAGCGCGAGCTTGAGCGCGTTCGCGAGCGCGTTCGCGGTCGCCTGGTCGATCGCGTTCGCCGTCGAGACTGCGGGCTGGATCGGGACGCTGCGATGCGTGCCCGAGCCGAGGAGGAGATGCGCGTTGAGATCGGTCTTGATCTCGTTGAGCAGCGTCTGCGTCGTCGCGAGGTCGGTCGCGTCCGCCGCGGCGACCGCGTTCGTCGCGTCCGCGGCCGCGTGCTCGCCCGTGTTGACGCGGTGCGCGTTGTACGCCGCTTTGAGCGCGTTCGCGAGGGTGATGCTCGTCGCGAGCGAGCTCGCGTCCGGCGTCGTGATCGCGGTGCGGACGTCGTAGTGCACGACCACGCCCGCCGCGCCGAGCGCCGCGGTGTGCGCCTGCATTTGCGAGACGAGAGCGGTCGCGATCGCGCCCGGGAGGTTCGGAGTCTTCGTTGCCGTCATGGTGCGTGTCCCTTCGTTCTGCGGTGTGAGGTCGCGGGCGGATGATCAGCGCTCGAGAGCGCCGATCACCCGATCACGATCACGAGGGCTGCACTTCCTTAACGCGCGCGAAGCCGAGCACGCTCTTGAGCGCGAAGGCCCCGTACCACTTCATGCGCTCGCGACGAACGTCGGCCGTCTCCTTGATCCCGACGTTGTCGAGTCGGAAGCCGAGGACCGTCGTGCGACGCGGGTCGGCGTCGACGTCGAACGTCGAGCCGCCACCGGCCGCGACGTAGAGACCGCCGTCGGCCTCACGGAACGACCCGAAGTAGATCGAGGTGAGGTCGGTCCGCGCGCCCTTCGCCTCGGTGCGCGGGATGTAGTCGTTCCGCAGGAGCTTGAACCCGCGGTAGATCGGCACCTGGCCGTTGTAGCCGGGGATCGCGATCGTCTGCGGGTCGGTGCCGCCCATCGAGCGCGTGAGCTCGTAGAAGCGACGCAGGAGCTGCGAGTGCATCACGAAGGCGCGCTCGCCGCCCGTCTTCACTTCGTCGATCAGACGATCGAGGAGCGCGAACGAGAACGCGTCGCCGTCGGCGCCCGTCGAATCGAACTGCATCGCCGGATCGATGAGTCGGTTCAGACCATCGGGCGCGGGGTTCGCGCCGCCCGAGAACTCGATCACGGTGATCGTGTCCGCCGCGATCGCCGCCGTGTTGATCGTCACCCGGATCCACTTCGACGGGTTGAAGCTCTTGAGGGTGTAGGTGCCGTTCACCGTCGCGGGGACCGCGGTGCCGAAGAACTCGTCCCCGGGCGCGCGGAACTGCCAGAGCTGGCCGACGTTCGTGTACTTGATCAGACCGACGCCGCTCCGCGCCGAGTCGAGGTGCGGCCCGTACGTCATCGCGGTGATCGCGGCGACCGCCGGCGAGAGCGTGTGCGAGGTGACGTGCCCGCTCGTGATGAGCGCCTGCGCCATCACGTTCCAGAGGCCCTTCGCCTTCGCTTCGACCTGGAACGCGCGCTGGTTCACGCCGTCGCGGCTCTCGAGATCCTCGGCCATGAGGTCGAAGTCCATCGAGCCCATGATGCGCCGCAGCGGGACCGTCACGCGGTCCACGCCCACGGTGCTCTCCTCGGTGGTCGCGCCGCTGTCCGGCACCCACTCGGCGCCCGGGATCGCCTTCTCGCGCTTGTAGCTGTGCGCGAGGCCCGGGACGGGCTTGAAGTCCAGCATCGCCGCCATCTCGTCGGTGGTCGCGATCGCCTTCGCGATGCCCGCCATGAGCGGCTTGTTCGTGTGGTTCGCCGCGTCGATCAGAGTCAGACCCATGTTCTCACCTCAGTTGCAGTCGTTCGGGTTGCCGCCCCGATCGCTCGGCGCGGGTTGATCATTCGTCTTCGTAGGCCGCCGCGATCGCTTCCGCGGGGCTCATGTCGGCGAGCTTCCGGCCCTTCGGTAGACCCTTCGGGCCCTTCGTGCCGCCGCCGCTCGAGGCCTTGCGGAGATGGTCGTTCTCGGCGAGGAACGCCGCGACCGCCTCCGAGAGCGCCTTCTCGCCGGTGAACCGCTTGTCTCCGACCGCGATCTCGAGGCGCTTGACGCGACCGAGATCGTCGACCTCGATCTCCGGATCGCCGTCGTCGATCATGAGTCGCGCCGCTTGATCGAGGGCCTTCGCGTTGTCGATCGCGCCGCCCGCGACGAGCGCCGTGCGGATCGCCTGCGCGGCCGCGCCGCGCTTCACGCGCGACGTGAGCGCCGTAAGCGCTCCCGCCGAGTCGTCGCGTTCCTTCGAGAGCTTCGCGACGTCGGCCTCGAGCTTCGTGATCTGCTGCTGCAGCTTCCGCGCGTCCTTCGTGTCGCCGTCCGCCGTGGCGTCGTCGCGCTTCTCACCGAGCGCGGCGATCCGCTTCTCGAGGTCGGTGATCTTCGCGTCACGCGCTGCGAGCTCGCTCGCCGACTTCGTCTCCCACTTCCGGCGCTCGCTCGCGATCCGGCCGTTGAGATCGTCGTCGGAGTACTTCGGCGCCTTCGCCTTCGCCGCGTCGTCGTCGGCGTTGCCGCGGTCGCCCGTTCCGGCGCCGCCCTTGCCCTTCCCAGCGTCGTCCTTCGAGCCGCCGCCGGTGCCACCACCGCCCGCGCTCGCGTCGTCGTCCGGCGCGAAGAGAGCCCCCATGATCAAGAGTCGAGCGAGCATCGGATCCATCGAACTACCTCACACCCGCGATAGCGCGCGGCCGCACCCGTGACGTTCCCGGTCGTTCCGATCTCCACGGCGAGATCGGCCGGCATGCGTGGGGTCCCGGGGCTCGCTCTCACCGAGCACCGAGTTGCGGCCGCCCCACGCGGCCCCGTTCTGCAAAGGGGCAATCAGCGGCGTCGCCCGTCGTCGCCCGCGGCGAGCCGCGGTGCGGGCGGGAGCGCCTGAACCATCGTCGATCGGTCGTCGCGCAGGAGCGCCGTCACGTCGACGCGCGGCCCGTACGTGCGCGGAGGGGGGCCTGCCTGCCCGAGCACCCGCCACACGGGCGCCGGGGCTCCACCGCGCTCGAGGACGCGCGCAGCGCCGCCGGGCTGGTCGAACACCCTCGCCCTCGTCGGCCCGAGGATCTCGAGGCGCTTCGCGGGATCCATCCCGCGCAGCACCGCCGCCGCATCACGGAGCCGCGGATCGCGCCACGGCGCGGGAGGCTCCGGAGCTCCGCTCTCTCGAGCGCGCGCCCTGGCCCGATAGTGCGGATCGACGATCTGCGTGATGACGCAGAGGTCGCCCGGATGCCTCGGCGGGATCGCGTCGGCGGGATAGCCGCCGGCGCCGAGCCCGTGGAGGTTTTGCGCCGCGTAGAGGTCGCACTCGTCCGCCTTCGGGTGCCGCCCCGAGAGCGACCAGCGATAGCCCGCGGTCCATGGCGCCGAGCGCGACGCGTCGACGTAGGCATCCGTGTACGCCTGCACCGTCTCCGTGCGCGCCACAAGCCGCGCCTGGTGTTGCGCGCGATCGACGATCCATCGCCGCACGGCGCGCTCGACGTCCGCCGGTTGCCCGGAGCGCACCCGCCGGATCATCTCCTGCGTCGCGCTCCGCATCGTGTACGCGCCGACGCGCTCGCCCGTCACGGGATCGAGCTGCTGCAGGCGCTGCACCCGCGCCGCCCATCGCTGCACCGTGCGATCGAGCTCACTCGGCGAGCCGTCGATCGAGCGGCCCGCGTGAGCAGCGCGCGCGATCTCGCGCACGTGGCGCGGGATCTCGACGTGAGGGCGATCGGCGTCGAGGATGCGCTCCGCGGTGCGGATCACCCCCTCGCCCGCGCGAACGCTCGCGACGATCTGCCGGCGGAGACCGTCAACGATCCGAGCATCGGATGCATGGAAGCGGCGCGAGAGCGAGAGCCCGTCTCGCGTCACCTGCCCGCGTATCCGCGCGCCAGCGATGCGCATCGCATCGGCATCCGTGGCGAAGCGGAAAGGGACGAGGCTCTCGCCTTCTGGCACCGCGCCCTCGAGCGCCTCGGGAGACTCGGGCCCGAAGATCGCGCGCACCGTCTCGCGGTGCGCCTCGGTTCCCCTTTCGGCACCGTCGCGGATGGCCGTCTCCATCGCTGCGACGCGCTCGGCGCGGGTCTCCTCGAAGGCGCGCTGCAGAACTTCCGCGACCTGTCGATCGGAGTAGCCGATCGCGCGCAGCTCGCGCCGCACGCGCGCGGCCATCCTCTCGAAGATCGCGCCGAGCTCGGCGTCACGCTCCGCGAGCGTTCGGAGCACCCGCGCCCGGAGCCGGTCGTGCACCCGCCGCGCGGTCGCTTCCTCGTCCGCCATCGTCGTCGCCCTCGTCCTCGTCGTCCTCGTCGGTGCCCTCGGCGCCGAGGCCGGCGCGCATCGCGCTCGCGGCCGCTTCGCTCTCCTGCACCACGCGGTCGACCTCGCCCTCGATCTTCGCGCGGTCCGCCTCGGAGAGGCGCGGGAGCACGCGGTCCACCCATCGCATCAGCACGAGCTTCCGGTAGGTCGCGCCCGCCTCGATCTCGAGCGTGCCCTTGGTCGTCTCGACGTCCTCGGCGAGCGAGTCGATATCGAACGACATCGGCGGGACGATCTGCATGGTGCGCAGCTCGTTGTCGCTCACGCGGAAGAACGCCCCGACGAGCTCGTACACCTCGCGCATCGCACGCGCGAGCGCGGCCGCGAGATCGGCGATCGCCATGTTCGTCGCATCGAACTCCGACCGCCTCGAGGCCGCCGACGATTCGAGCCCGGTCGGTCGCGTGTATTCGACGCGAGCCACGCGGTACATGTCCTGCGTCGTCCGCTCGATCCGCGCTTCATAGGTCGCGGCGACCGACGCGGGCGGAGCGATGTACGCGATCGATTGCGACGAGTCGGGCGGGACGGCGATCGCGTTGTCGACGCCGAGCGAGATCTCGCGGAGCGCTTCCGCGCCTCCCTTGGTCGGCACCTGCAGCACCGCGAACACCTGCCCGCGCAGGTGCTCGTCGAACTCCGAGAGGAGGTTGAAAAGCCGGCGCGCGATGATCGCGACGTCTGCCGCGATCGACTCGCACACGATCGGGTCGTCACCGACCTCCGCGGATGCGCGGAAGATCACGATCGGCACGCGCCCGAAGGAATGCGAGACCTCGCCGAGCTCGAAGACCTCGGCCTCGCCCTTCCCGTCGTCGCCGCGCCGCACCTCGAACGTCTCGATCGTGTCGGCGCGGAAGATCCGGTAGGTGGAGACGAGCGTGCGCGCGCCCCTCCAATCGCTCCGCTCCCAGCGATCGATTCGGACCTTCGCCCATTCGAGCTGCCCGTCCTCGCCGCACTCGTAATCGAGTAGGTGAGCGGGCAGGAGCGGGATCATCCGAGGCGAGGGCTCGGCGCCGTCGTTCTCCTCGCGCGCCTGCGCGACGCTCGCGCCCTCGCTCACTGCCGGCGCGTCGACGATCACCGGGAACCAGCCGAGCACCGCCGCGCGAAGCGCGAGCTCGCGGCGCATCTCCTCGAGACCGCGGCCGCGCCCGTCGACGTTCTCCGACCACTCGTCCACCTTCGGCGGGATCGACTCCTCCGAGAAGTTCCCGCGGAGCAGGTAGGAGACTTTGAGCTCCGTGAGCGGCCGCGGTCTCGAGGAGATGCGCCGCGCCCGTCGACGTTCTCCGACCACTCGTCCACCTTCGGCGGGATCGACTCCTCCGAGAAGTTCCCGCGGAGCAGGTAGGAGACTTTGAGCTCCGTGAGCGGCCGGACGTGGTTGATGTAGTGCGAGATCGCGACGCGGCTTTTGAACTTCGCGTCATCCTCTCGCGAGAAGCGATCGAGGTAGGAGACCGATGGCGACGTCGTCTCGTCGCTCTTGAGAGCGGCGCGCGCGTAGACCTCGGCCGCCCATCCCCACCACCCTGCGAGCGGGCGCCGGATGCGACCACGGAAGCCGCCGCCGCCGGTGAACGCATGGATGAGGAAGCGGTGGAACTCCGCCTCTTCGACGTACCCGGCGCGGACCGCCTCGAGGAACTTGATCAGCGCGTTCTTGTCCATGCCTCAAATGCCCTTCACGCGGCCCGAGGCCGGCACCGCCGACGGGCGTTCGCGCACCTGCCACGCGATCCCCCACGCCACGAAGAGGTCGTCCTTGCAGCCGTCGTCGCTCTCTTTGTTGAGCGCCTGCGGCTTGTTCTTCTCGCCCTTGATCAGCGTCTTCGCTTGCGCCGCGAGAGCCGCGCACGCGCTCGGCGCCGAGCCCTCGACGATCGCGCGGCGGAGCTCGTCGAAGAGCACTGGACGCGTCGCCGTGTTCGTTGGCCAGCCGTCGCGCCCGTCCTCGTGTTCGTAGATGCGGCGCGCGGGATACTTCGCTTCGTGCGTGAGCGCGCGCAGCGTCGCCGAGCCGGCGTTGTTCCGCTCCGGTGCGAGCAGCGCGGGACCGTCGCGCCCGCTGTAGAGCTTGCCGACCTTCGCCATGACGTGACCGAAGTCGCCCGGCTCGATCGAGTCGCTCGACCACGTCGCGAGCACCGCGCCCGTCTTCCTCGAGATCACCACGAGCGCGCACTCGTCGCGCCCGAGACCCTCTGCGACGTCGCCGCCGATGATCGCCTCGTCGTCGCTCCGCACGCGGCCGAAGATCCGGAGCGGCGCGCCGTGGAAGTCGGGAAGCACCTCGACGGGCTTCCTCGTCGTGCTCGTGAGCCAGTCGATCGCGGCCGGTGGGATGTACGCTCCGCCCGGAGCTCGGAACGCGCTCTCGACGTCGATCGGGTATTCGGCGAGCGCCGCCTCGAGGCCGAATGCGGGGTTGTCGACCTTCGAGCGCCACCACGCGATCTGAGCATCGTCGACGCCGAGCGCGCGCAGCTTCGTCTCCCATCGATCGCGCGGCGCCGGGTCGAAGTTGTCGGGGGGCGTCGCGCGGTACTCCGCGTGCTCGAACCACGGGTAGAAGTGGAGCCGGTAGGGCCCGCGCCCCTGCGCGGCCGCCGTGACGAGGGTGTAGAACATCCCGCCGGCGCCGTTCGGCGTCGACTCGATCACGACCTCGGCGTCGGGCGTGAGCGCGCCCTCGAGCGCGCGCCACGTCTCCGCGGGCTGGTGCCAGTAGGCGACCTCGGTCGCGTGCAGTCGGGAGATGGAGCCCGAGCGCCCCTTGCCCTGCGCGGTGCGCGTCGAAGAGCCCGCCTCCGTGACGCTGATCCGCGAGTGCAGTCGAGCGAACGAGAGCTCTCGAACGTTGTTCGCTTTCGCGCTCGGCGCGATGCCCCACCGCCGCGCGCTCTCGTGCGCGATCTTGACCGCGTCGAAGAGGGCGAGCACCGGCTTCTGCTCGTGCGCGACGATCTGCACGCCCGCGCCCTCGCGAGAGACGGCGTGCACGTAGTCGCGCAAGATCTCGATCGTCGAGAATCCGATCTGCCGCGGCTTGATCACGATGTCGCGGCCGCTGCGACCCTTCTCGAATCGGATCTGCTCGCGCCACCATCTCGAGCGCGTGAACGGAACGAGCTGCCCGTCCTTCGTTTTGATCTCGAGGAACTCAGCCGCGCGCGGTAGCGAGGTCCAGAGCTCCGCCACATCGCGCGCGAGCTGCGCGGGATCGACGCGCTCTGCTGCGCTCATGAGTCCTCGGGAAAGTCGGGCGCGCCCTTCGACGCGCGGATGGCAGCGGCGAGATCGCCGATGGTGCGGTCCTTGTCGTTGTCGTCGCCGCGCGTGAGGCCGAGGATCCGCGCCTTGGTCTCGAGCGAACGGAGCCCGGTGCGGAGGTCGGGATCGGCCTCATAGACCGGCACCATCTCGCCCTTCGCGTTCGGCGCGAGCACGGGGTCGCCCTTGTGATCGCGCACGATCTTCCGCGCGCCCATCGCGCGCCGATACACGTCGTGCACCGACTGCAGGATCGCGGAGCGCTGCCGCTCTCGGTTGCCGGCGCGCTCGCTCTCTTCGTCCCATCGCTCGCGGACGCGCTTGATCCGCTCTTCGGCCTGCGCGCGCGTGATGTCGAAGTCACGACAGAGGACACGGATCGCATTCTCGACCGTCGAGAGCTGGACGAGCAGCACCTCGGCGCGATCGATCTGCTCGCGGATCTCCTGCGCGGTGCACTTCCGCGCGGCCGCCCGCTCGCCCTTCTGTCCGTTCTTCTTTCGCGGCACTGCGCACACCTCAGAACGCGCAGCGCTCGAGGAGCGTGCACGCGATGATCAGGAAGACGACGATCGCGACGTCGCGCTCGAAGCCGGGTTCGGGGTCGTAGGCGTCGCGCATCGCTCCGAGCACCCCTCCCGTGCGATGTCGAGACCGTCGCTCTCGCAACCTGTCCCATCGCACCGGAAGCACGCGACGCGCGGGAGCCGCCGACGCTGGTTGATGCGCTTCGCATGGAGAGCGCGCACGCCGTAACCGATCGCGAACGCGTAGACGACGAAGCACGCCGCCGTCGCGACGTCGATCATCGCCGCCGCTCCGCCCGAGCTCGCCGCCGAGCGTCACGACGGGTCTGCGCCGCCTCTGCGCGACGCGCTGCGCGGCCGGTCTTGCCGCCCTCGATCGCCGCCGCCTCGCGCTCGGCGCGGAGCTTCGCAGCGGAGATCGCTTCCTCTCGTTCGCGCATCGGTCGCCCTCCCGCTTGGCACTTCGGACAGAGACACGCGCTCATCAGTCGCGCCCGTACACCGCATTCGGCTTCGCGTCGGGGTCCGCTCGTTCCATACGTCGCGTCGCGTGCGTCGCGCGGCAGATGGGGCAACTCACGTAATCGCCGTCTCGCTGGTCGCTCGTGACCTCGCTGCGCTCGAAGGTCGCGACCGTCCCGCACGAGCACCGCATCACGAAGACGAACTTCTCCGGGTCACGCCCGCGGTGAAGGATCTTCGGCATCGTCCCCTCCCTCTGTCACCTCGAGCGGAGCGAGCTGCGACGCCTCGATGCGCCGAGCCTTGCCGCCCGTGAGGCGCTCCCAGCGACGCACGATGACGTCGCACCACTTCGGCGAGAGCTCCGAGAGCACGGCGCGCCGCCCGCATTCCTGCGCGGCGATCAGCGTCGTCCCGGTCCCGCCGAACGGGTCGACCACCGTCTCGCCCGCCTTCGTACTGTTCTCGATCAGCATGCGAATGAGCGCGACCGGCTTCGCGGCGTTGTGGCCCTCTCGGTCCTTCCCGGGCACGCGCGAGATGCCGCGGACGACGTTGTGCGCGAGCACGGTGCGATGCCCGCGCACGTCGCCATTCGACATCGCGGTCTTACGAGGGCGCTTCGCGTAGAACGCGATCGACTCGTAACACTGCGCGTACATGTTCCCGAGCCCGCCGCCCTTGTCCCAAACCAGAACGTTCTTGAGCTCCAGATCGATGGTGCGGAACCCATCGCGGAGCGCCGACGCCGAACGCCAGTCATGGAAGACGTAGGCGTGCGCGAAGGGCTCGAGGAGCGCGCTCGAGAGGCGCCCGACGCCCTCGAAGAACGGCACCACCATCCGATCGTCTGCGATGCCCGGCGCGATGCCCGTCGACGATCCGTAGATCGCATACGGGGGGTCGGTGCACACGAGGCCCGCGCGCCCACCGATCCAGATCAGGAACCGCGCGAGCGTCGAGCGGGCGAGCGCGTCGCCGCAGAGGAGCCGGTGATCGCCGAGCTCCCACGCGTCGCCAGGCTGCGTGATCGGGACGTCGGGGACCGCGTAGTCGCTCGCGTCGAGGTCGCGCGTCTTCCGGCCCCGCTTCCCTCGAGCGGCCGCGCCGGACATCTCGCCCGCGCCCTCGGCGTCGAAGTCGTCCCCGAAGAGGATCGCGAAGTCGGGAGCATCGGACCCGAGCCCGACTTCGGAGCGCTGCTCTTCGGTCCACCCGCGCGCGAGCTCCAGAAGATCGAGCGGGTTCCAAGGCGTGACCTCGGTCGCCCTGTTGTCGGCAACCACGACGAGCCGCGCGAAGTCGTCGTCGGAGAGGTCGGCCGCGCACTGCACCGCCGGGATCTCGGTGAGGCCCAGCGCGCGCGCCGCGATCCACGCACCGTGACCGGCCCCGATCATCATGTCGGCCGCGCGGTAGACGATCGGCCGCGTCCACCCCGCGGCGTTGATCACGTCGACCAGCATCGACACGTCGGAGTGGTCGCGGGGGTTGTTCGGATGCGGCCGGAGCGCATCGACGCGCACCATCGGAACGCCGTCCGCTCGGTGCGCCTCGATCGTCGCGAGGAGCCGCTTCGACGGCTTGGGGTTCTTCCGCTTCGCCACTGGACCGCCCATTGTTGAACGCAGAACGGCGCCGCCCGCATCTCGCCGGACGGCGCCGTGTCACTTCGTCGAAGGTTTCAGCGCGTGCGCGCTGTTGAACGTGTGCGGGGCTGGGAGGCTTAGAGGGCGCTCCCTTTCGGCCGGTCCACCTCGGGACCCCGCGCTCCGTGGTGTTCGCTGCCCCTCACGGGACATCGGTCGGTCAAAGACCGGGCGTCGCGGCTAGGTTCCCCCGCGTCGGATGTCGGGGACTGCGTTGCCTCGCGTCCCGCCCGGATTATGCGAACGCCGACCGCCCTGGTTTACCGGGCGCGGCGCAGAATCGTATCGCGCCCGAGGCGCCGGATTATTCCTACCCGTCGAGGTGCTCGGTGGGGACCGCGTCGGTTCCCGCGGCCGCGCGCTCGGCGCTCTCGCGATCGTCGAACCGCCGCGCCATCGCAGTCGTGCCCACCCACGACCAACACGGATCGTCGGAGAGCCAGAATGGGGCGCCGTTGATCCGACGCTCCACGAGCCAGTAGGGGCGCGACATCACCGCTCCTCGTCCCGCCCGAGCTCGCGCTCGGCGATCGCGTCCATGAGCGAATCCCCTACCGCCCGCGCCTCTCGGAGCTTCTCCGCCGCGGCGAGCGCTTGCTGCGACGCGGTGCGCGCTCGGCGGGAAGCCGTCTCGAGGTTCCGGAGCACCGCCGCCGGTGTCGAGGTCGGCGGGGTGATCGAGCGGGGCCGGGCAGGCGGGAGCGGGTCGCAAGTGTCGCAGGTCTGGTGCCCGACGCACGTGCACGGCTCCGACGGCTCGCACCGAGGATCGCTCGGCGAGACCTCGACGATCTCCTCGAGCGGAGCGCCGCCGGGATCTGCAACGTCGCGGCCCAGCGTGAACCCGGTGAGGCGCTCGAGGCGCTCGACACGGCCGGCGAGCAGCGCTGTCCCGCGCACGAGCTCCGGGATCAGCGCGAGGGTGTCCCGGATCGCCTGCAGCTCGCTCGCGCGGATCGTGACGTGGGGATCGTCCTCGTGTGCCATCGGGCCCTCGTGCGCGCACGCGTAGCCGTCCGGGGCTTGGGGAGCCGCGCCGCCCCCCTCTCCCCTGCCCGGTTCCTGCTCCCGGGCTGCGCTAGGACGCCTCGCCTGAGTCGCCCTGCCACGGGGGTTGCTTCGGTCCGACTGCGTGCCGAGGAGGGGCGCCGAGGAGCGCTGCCCGCACGTGTGCCAGGATGAACAAAGGCTGCCCCCTATCCCGTGGCACGTCAAGGCTAGGGCTTGACGTATTCCGTCACATTGGGGCGCATTGCGACGCTAGCGCGTCAAGGTGCGTCGGGAACGTCAGAGCAAGCGCCGGAGCCTGGACGTCGCGACGTGACCCGTCTCGCCCGTGCGGACGTAGCGGATCGAGCACGACGAAGAGCCGGGGATCGTCACCTCGACGAGCCGGTCGTTCCAGAGGTTGACGCAGACCGCGCCGCACACGATGCGCCGCCGCTTCCGCCAATGACGCTCGCGCCGCACGTGCCGCGCCGCTTGCGCGTCGAGCGCCTCGACGTCGCGCCGCATCTCGTGTGTGAGCGACGGGAGGAAGTCGTCGAGCACGCGGAGCACGAAGAGGAGCGGGACGTCGGTCGCAGCACACCAGCGCTGGACGTAGTCGAGCCCCGGAGACACGCGGCCGCTCTCCGCGCGCGCGACGCTGGTGCGCGAGTCCCCGATGCGTTCGGCTACCTGCTCCTGCGTGAGCCCCGCGATCGTGCGCGCCTGCCGGAGGCGCCACGCGACCGCGAGGCGCATCGCGCGGCGGAGGACGGTAGAGCGAGAGGGGTCCATCAGAAGAGCAGGAGGTCGATGGGGTTCCCGTGCCCGAACGCCCCGCGCGTCACGTGGCGCCCGTCGCGGAGCGCTCGATCGCCGGCAGAGAACACCCCGCGCGCGTAGTGCGCGACCATTTCGCGCGTGTCGAAGGTCTCGCGTACCCGCTGCGCGGTGCAGAGGAAGGGGCCGAGCGTGTCGGAGATGCCCGACCCGCCGCACTCGAAGCAGGCCTCGGTCGGCCCGCCCGGGTAGACGTGCGAGAAGCCGTCGCCCTCGCATGCCGGGCAATCGCCCTCATAGAACGCGGCCCGCCGGCGCTCCGAGATCGCCAGTTGCCGGATCGCGCGGTTCCACCTGCGGCGCCCGCGGCGCTCCGCTCGCTTCGTCATCGTCACGTGCGCACCATCCTCGGGTGGTCGTGCCGAACCTCGATGTCGATCGTCCCGTTCGGCGTCGTGATCCGGTGGTTGACGCCGAGGACGAGAGTCAGCGTCCCGCGCACGTCGACCGCGCGCTCGACGACGTGCGTCTGCACGGTTATCTCCATGCTCTTCGCGAGATCGAGCCCGAGCTCGGAGCACGCCCAATCCACGAGAAGACGGGTGCTCACGACGACGCTCCCGTCCCGAAGCACTGCGGGCACTGCATCGTGTCGACCGGCCCATCGGAGACTTCGCGGAACTTGACGAGCCCGCGCCCGCCGCACGCTTCGCATTCTTCCTCGCGCGGCTCCGGATCGACCGCGACCTCGATCGCCGGCTCGGGAGGCGCTGCGTACGGGTCGGGCACGATCACCGCGTCGCCCTCGTTCGGGTCGTCGGCGTCGACCGCCTCGATCACGTCGAGAGCGTCGCGCGCGAAGAGCGCCCGGAACTTCGCGTAGAACTCCGGAACTGTCTCGCGCACGTGCTCCGTGACGCCCGCGGGATCCACGGTGCCGGGAGCCGGCCACGTCCGGCGCCGGTTCTTCTCCGCCTTCGCGGCGAGCGCGTGCACGAAGTCGGCGCCGTTCGCGTTCGTCGAGCGCCACGCGCCATCCATCGCGAGGAGCACGACGTCGATCCATTCCTCGAGGTCGGCGGGGCTCGCCTCGATCTCGCGCAGCTCGCGCCGGATGTGCTCGACCACGCCGAGGTAGCGATTCCCCGGTCCGAAGGTCCGCTCGGACCACCGAGCGCGCGCGTCGAAGAACATCGCGAGAGGCCGGAGCTCGTGCGCGTCGCTCTCCGCATCGCACGCGCCGCACGCGCCCGCACCGTCGTCGCAGTGCGTGTGCTCGAGGATCCGAGAGCCCGGCGCCACCGCCGGCTCCGCGATCCGCATCACCGCCCCGGGCGGCGCTTCCGGATCGATCTCGATCTCCGCGACCTCGGTCGTCCCCGGGATCTCCGCCGGTCGCGTCCAGATCCCGCGGATGCGCCGCACCGCGCGCCGCGCCGTCGCCACCGTCAAGCGCACCCTGTCCCTCGTCGTGATCACTGTCGTTCTCCCTTCGGTCGGATGTAGAGATTCCGCTGCGAGAGCGAGGGGGGCGGCAGATCGCCACGCGCGCGCTTCGCGCTGTTGACGCGGTGCCGCTCCTCGATCGCCGTGCACCGCCCGCACACGTCGGCCGCCTTGACGTCGCCCGCGGCGAGGAGCCGATCGAGCTCCGCGCGGGTATGGATCCGCTCCGGCGCCGCGTTCCGGTCGGAGCACGACGGGCGGCCATAGAGACCGAGCACGTGGTGCCTCGGGGGGCTGTTCCTCGTCACAGCGCACCCGCGAAGATCGGGCGAATCGCGTCGACCGTGCGGGGCCACGGCGCGATCCCTTGCTGCGTCCAAGGGTCGGAGCCGTTGGGCGCGAAGAGAGCCTCGAAGTCGTCGGCGGTGTGCCGCGTCGCGGTCCGCGTGTTCCTCTTCCGCCCGACGAACGTCGACGTCGCGGGAAGGGCTCGCCAGCCGCGCTCGCCGCGCGGCCGCTCGGCGTCGTACCAGCGCGCACCGACGCGCACGAAGGCGTGCACGGGTTGCCAGATCACGTTGCGCCCCCAATCGACGCGCTTCGAGTCGGTGTGCACCGAGTAGATCACCGCATCGGGCAGGTAGAGGCGCGCGAGCCATGCCCACACGAAACACCAGCCGTCGTTGATGACCGCGACGTCCTCGAAGTCCCCGAAGAACTCGCGCGTGAGGGGCGTGAAGTCGACCCGCCCGTCCGCTCCAACGAGCGGGAGCGAGCTCGGGATCGTCGGCATCGTCTGCGCCGCGCCCATTACCGGCACACCTTCGCGCGCTGGATCGCGCTCTTGAGGATGCGCAGGAGCACGATCTGCCGCCGGAGCTCGTCGCACCAGATCGCCCGCGAGTCGCGTGCTTCGACCGACGGCCGGCCGCGCCGGAGGAATTCGAATCGCTGAAACGCGCGCGCCTCGAGGTCGATCGCTACCTCGATCTCCCGAGAGGAGCGCTCGCGCACGCCAGCGTCACGAAGGATCCGATCGTAGAACCGGAACGAGTCTCCGACCCGCCTCCCGAGATCCCACGCCGCGCGTGCGACGCGCTCTAGATCGGAGGCCATCACCGCACCTCGAAGGGCCGGAGCGCCGCCATGAGGGCCTCCTCTGCTTCCCCGACGCTGGGATCGGAGAGGACGCGGTGCGCCGCCTCGACCAGCGCCCGCGTCGCCTCGTCGCGCACGCGCAGGAAGCGCACCGCCTCGGGGACGACGATCACCGAGTCGTAGCCGCCGAGCGCCGCAGCGTGCTCGCGCAGCGCCTCGACGATGCGCTCGGCGTCGCGAGCGTCCGACGCGCACACGATCAGCGCCCGCCCGATGCGCCCCGCGATCTGATAGCCGTCAAACTCGATCCGCCCGTCGGCGCGATCGAGCGCGTCGACGACTTGGTACTCGATCGCGGGCGTCAAGTCGGGCGCCGGAGCCGTCGGAGCGTCCGGGAGACCGGGCCCCGCGTCCGGAAGCGAGTCGCCGTGCGCCGCGACCGCCCGCGCGGCCGCCACGAGGACGTCTCGCGCCTC